TCTATTCCTTTATCATCAATCATTGGAACACTCAAATCCATAACTTTATAATTAGTTTCAATTCGAGCTTTATCCTGAATTATGCGTGAATATACAACGTGTTCTTTGAATTTCCTAGCAGATATATCAAAAATGTCATCTAATGTTAAATGTTTTGTCTTTAACTCAGGGAATTTTTTAAATATACCTTTAGCACCTAACCCCTTAATCCCTTGAATATTATCCGAATTATCTCCTAATAATGTTTTATGTAAAATAAAATTTGAAGGTAATAAACCGATTTTTTCTTCTATAACTTTGGGGGTATAATATTCTTTTTCCATTGGTCTATAAACAATAATTTTGTCAGTTACCAATTGTAAAAAGTCCTTATCACTAGATACTATAAAACAAGTTGAATTATGTTTTTCTACTAATTTTTCAGCTAATACAGCTATAATATCATCTGCTTCTACTTTATCGAGTATAGTGGTTTTAACAGGTAATAATTTTAAATATTGAATTATACGCACTATCTGGTCAATTTTTGAGTCATGTTCTTCCTCAATATTATCAAATGCTTCCCAATTAGTAATTCGTTGTAAATTTCTTGTTCCTTTGTATTCGGAGAGCAGGTTCTTACGATTTGTTGTTGAACCTGCCCCATCGAATACTACATAAACAGATGTAGGGTTTGTTTGTCTAATCATGGCACCTAAAGAACGGAAAAAACCACCTAATCCTCCAATATGAACCCCATCAGGATTTACCATATTCATCATTGCAAAGTTTCTAAAAAATAGATTTAAACCATCTAAAATTAATACTTTATCATGCCTATTTGGAGTAGTTTCTTCCCCTTGTTCCTGGACTTCGTCCAACAACTTAAATAATTCTTTATGCTTCATGTTTTATTTTTAAATGTCCTTCTCGTCAAACAGGACTGGTGTAACATCTTCTTGGTCTTCTACAATTTCAAATTGTCCTCCTCCTAAAATTTTAGACCATTCATCAGCATGCTCTTTTTTATAAGCATTTTTATCTTTGTCTGTATCTTGTATAAAACCATGGTTTGTCATAACAATTTTACCTCTTGATTGCATACCATTAACGTGGTTTTTATCAATTTGTAAATTTGTTCTTTTACCCCATTCTACTTGCATACCACCTTTAATTGCTTTAATTTTAGATGTTCCAGCATTTGATATGTTTCCAAATGTAACTACAAATGTAGCATCATACCACATTGCCATTCCACCTTTGTTCATCATTTTTGGCTGACCCATAGGGGATTCAGCTTTTGCTGTCCAAACTTTATTAACTGCAATTAATGTATTAGTATATGGTGATGATTCTTTACGAGACATTACAATACTCTGATTAACTGTATTACCAAACTGTGTTGACATTGCTCCTGCATTCCATTCATTGTTGTTTTTCAGTTTTTCAACTGACATTGCACAAGGAATAGAACCAATAGAATCCCAGAAAAATGTTAGATCATAAGGTAAATTACCTTTTTTCTGTTCATTCTGTAAATCCATTATAAATGCTGCTACGTCTTCAATAGTATGTAAAGTTTCTCTATCAACATAAATAAAGTTTCCTTCATAATCAATAACATTACCTTCATCATCCTTAATAAGTTTAACTTTTAAACCCATTTGAGCTGCATGTTCCCAATTCCATTTCATCTCAGTAATAATAAATACAGGAAGTTGTCCCATATTTTGTGATGAAACCGCTGCTTCTAATAATGCTGTAGTTTTACCTGTATCAGAATGTCCTCTAAGTAAGGAAATATGTCCCATTGGTATACCAGGTACTCCTGCTATTGCTTGAAAAGCAGGGGATAGTGGTATCCATTTTTGTTCCTTAAATTTGACGTTTTTATCTAAACCCTTAGTAGCTTTAAATTTATTAAGATCAAATTTTGTCTTAATCTCGGCAGACACTGCTGCCGAGAGAGACTTTGATATTTTTCTTGCCATATTTAGAAGGGTAGATCATCAGTTTTACCTTCTTTACTATCAAACAGGGAATCAAAATCATCAGCTTTATTCTTCTTTGTATTAGAAGTATCTAAGCTAAAATTTGATTTTTGAGTTGAAGCAGCAACTGGAAGTGCTGTTTCACCTTCATCATCATTAGATTCTGGTTCTAACCATTTTTCTAATGCTGATTTCATCTCATCAAAAGAGAATTGTTTGAATTCTTTAGTTGGATCTGGTTGATCTGAAGTCCATTTTTCTACTAACGCAGCATCTTCACTTAATTGAGTTTCTTTTAATCGAACTCTAACTGATGATTTATTATACTGAGTACCTGTAGATTCTGGTCCTACGGTTTCTATTGTAAGATCTCTACCTGAAACTATGTCAGTGTAATCTCCAATTTCATCATCTACGGCTAATGAAAGTAATTCTTCATAAATTAACTTTCCAAATTGCCATAATCTAACACCTTTATCTTCTTCACCTCTAACAATAACAGGTGCAAAGATTCTTGTTTTAGCATCTAACTTCTTAGCTAGTAGATAATTTTCTTTGCTATATTCTTCTCTAAGTTTATTAGCGAATAAAGCAATTGGGTCTTTTTCACCCCAAGTTTCAGGTGATAACATCACCTTGTTTGTAATACCATAATAGAATTTTAATTCTGTAAATGGGTTATTAGAATTAATAGCACTAGGCACAATTCTAATTTGTTGTTTTCCTACAGTTGGTCTCCAAAATGTAAGAGAATAATCTCTTTTTTGTCCTCCAACAGGTGTTTTTTGTTGGAGAGTGTCCAACTTCTGTTTAAGCATTGATAAATCCATAATTTGTAACTAATTTTTGTTTATAACTGTTTTTATGTAACCTCAATATACGAACTATAATTTGGGCATCCAAACTATACTTCAATTATTTTGTGGATTTTTGTATTTAATTGATTAAGTTCATTGTGTTGGGTAAGTAAAACACAATTTCTATACTGCTGCCAGTTGACTTGATATTTAGTATCAACTACACCTCCATTTAGTTTTTTAATTAACTCGTTTAAGGCATTAATAGTATATAAGGTATTAGATTCCTTCTTTCTATGCACCAATATTGTATTTTCTGGTATAGTATGGACATTACCTTGGTCCACATTATAAGTGATAACATACTCATCTTTCCCAACTATTTCTAAAACAAAAAGTTTGTTATAAATAATTGTGTACTTAGATGTAATTTCATCTAATAGAGAGTCTAAGTTATTTATGTCAGTAAATGTGCAAAACAGCTTATTATTCAAATCGCTAATATTATTTAATGATGTTACTACATCATAGTTCACATTATACGTATTTGGTCTTTTATCTAAAGTCGTAATCATTTCCTTGTTTAATTTTAATGTTAAATTTATATTTTTTAAATATATCTTTTATTTGTACCATTACTTGTTCTTCTTTTTCATCCCAATCAAATAAAAACGAATCATATGTGTATAATACCAGTTTTGTTTTATTACCTCTTAACACTCGTAATATATCCCACAGTATACGAACGTTCATTGACGTTTCCAAGTTTTGTAACAAATAATTAAATAGTTTTTGTGGGTTCATGTTTTCCAGTGTATCCTTTTTATATACAAAGTTTGAAATCGGGCACGTTATCTCACCGTTGCTTTCAAATGTATTCCAGAGTTCTTTTACGTATATATCGATTTTACTAAAAAATTCGAGATGTTTGTATTGTTTAAATACTCCTCCGTATAGTTGTTTAAACGTTAACTCTTTTGATTCTTTATAACTTACTCCGTATAGTTGTTGTAAATGAGAGTGAATATCCACAGTGGGGAAACTATAATCAACGAGACGACAAGACAAGCTAGGATGATAAGCGCTAATATCCATCTCGATAAAACTATTATTACGTGGTATAAAACTTTTCCTACATCCGTTTTCTTTATTAAGTGCTGCATAGTTTACTCCTTTAAATTTATTTGACGGTCTAGTTGTTGTTGTTTTTAAGTTGAACTGAGTGTATACTTGTCTACCATCAACGGGATGGAAGTATTCTTCGAAGGTGTCATTGTGTATTTGTATTCCATTTCTCTCGATAGCGTTGAATACCACGGATACTCTATGGTTAAAGAACTCATCATAATCTGTTTTGTTTTTATTTATATTAATTTTTAAATCATTGTAAATCTGCTCACACATCTCATAATGCTTAACAACTGGAATAAAAGTATTTATATCTTTTTCATCCTTATGTTTATAATACATTACCTCATGTGCTTTGGTTAATGGTCGTATATACGTAGTAGGTG